TTACCATCACGTTGATGTTTCAAGAATGCTTCCAGTTGAGGAATCCGTGCCTAAATCAGTTCAGATTATTGGACAGAATACTTCTGCTCGTGATATTGACCTTTTCGTGTTCTGCACTTACAAATGCTCAGTTTCAGTTGATGTGCTTTCTGGAGCTCGTGTGTAAATATTTGAGAGCATATATCGTAATAAATTTTAAAATTAAAAAAAAATTGAAATCAACTTAAAGATAAGTCCATAATATAATATAATATTATACTATGGACGAAAAAGATATTATATATATGGAAGCGATGAAACAAACTTACGATGAGTATTGTGTTGAACTTGGAATTGACCGTTGTTATAAAAACCGAAATAGGGAGACCGTAAAAACCAAGCCAGTTGAAGATTTGGGTGAATTGATAAGGGGGCAAAGTATTTTAATGATTTGGGGTTGCGAAACAACAATAAATGGTTATTTCATCAAGAAAAGTAGCAAAAACATCTGGATTAATGTCTTTGCAAAAGATGAACGGCTACAAAAACCCCCAGAGGTGGTTAAGTATGAATTACACTATTTAAGAAATATATATATTGACTAAAACGATTTAAAGACAACTTAGTTAGATAAAAAAAAACAAATTCGTTTTATTAATGAGAGAGAATATTATAAAAAATTAATAGAACAAAATTAACTTGAAAAAAATACATTAAATCACAATTAATAATTTTCTATTATCTTTTTTTGTTAGTATAATCTATATGGAGGAACATAAATCCGTAAAAGTTCATGTATCGCCCAAACAATTGTCTCGTCTAAGAAATGGACATAAAGTTAGAGTCAAAAAACCAATGGAGGGCAAAGGTGTAGCTGTAATTGTTGACCCTGCAAATTATTCTCTTATAACAAAAACCTTTAGCAGAAACAAGGGTATGGAATTAGCCCTATCACCTCAAGAAATTGCAATGAATAAAGGTGCGGCGGCTCAGATGGAGGGACAAGGCATCTTTGGTAAGCGTTTCGATAGAGCAGTAGGTAGAATAGTTGGAAAACCAGCACGAAAGCGAATTTATGATATAGCAAGAGATTTTTTGCCAGTAGCTCAAGCAGGACTTACGGCGGGTTTAGCGTCAGCAGGAACAGCTTTAGGTGTAGCTCAACCCGAATTAATCCCATTTATTGCACCAGGTGTTGCTGGTTTATCCGCACTTGGTTCAGATTATTTAGCAAATCCATCGGCATATCAATCAAATGCCGGAGGTCCAAAGGCAAAATTAGCAACAAGTCTAGCAGGTCGCTATGTTCAAGACCAAGCACTTGGCTCTTTAAATGCTCAATTGGGTACTAACATGGGTAATTTAAGTAGAGCCTCAATAACAAATGCTCTTTCAGACAAAGCAATGGCGGAATTAAATGCAAGAGCGGTTGCTGAAAAACAAAGAGAATCTGTTTCTGCTTATGAAAGAGCGTTGGCTGGTCAAGGATTATACGCAGGTCAATACTCGGGACGAGGTGTTAGTAAGAGTGCGGCGATTGTTGGTCTCAATGGAGGTTTAGTAAGACATACGCCTCAAGCATTAAGGTCTCAGCCATTAGGTGCAAATTATCAATTTAGATATACATTGCCTCCAGCTTATCAGAATATATCCGGTTCAGGATTAATGTTGTAATATAATTTTAATTTATAATTAATTAAGAAATTTTTTATCTAAATTAATTATAAATGAGTTTGACAGATAGACAAATTAGAGAACTTTGCCAAAAGATGAAAATTCCACTTGCAACAAAAAAAGGAATTATATTTAAAAATGAAATCCCCTGTAATTTAGAATATAATAAGGCATATTTTATTAATTTAGAGGACGAATATAATGCTGAGGGTTTATTGAATAATGGCTCTCATTGGACTTGCTTTCAAATAGCAAAATATCCAAGTGGTAATGTTGCACCCATATACTTTGATGCATACGGTATGCCACCTCCGGAAATTGTAAAAGAAAAGATAATGAAATTCTGTAAGCAGAAAATACCATTCAATACAAAGGATATTCAAAGCTTAATGGCAAATGCATGTGGCTGGTATTGCTGTGCCTATTTGCATTACATTAATAATTTCAGTCATAGAACAGGGGATATCTATTTAGACACAGAACAATTTTTGGAATATTTTGAGGATTTAAATAAATCAACTAACTTTTTAAAAAATGAATATGTTTTAAAACATTTTTTCCAAAGTGAGGATCCAAAATTAAGAAAAGAAATTACAACCATAGCTGATACAGATTCAATTACCGAGGATACAAATGGAGGCATAGATGCATTCAAAATGCAGATGCAAGTATAATAAAAAGTATTTAAAAAAATCTTAATATATAATATAATGCCATTAAATAATTTATTGTCTAATTATTTTTATCAATATTTTAAGTCTGAACAATCAGTTCAATTACAAGCAGATTTAAAACAATCAAAATTTAAAAAGCCTGATGCATATAAAAGTTTGAATGCAAGTTCAGTTCAAATATATACTAACAAAACGGCTTAAAAGTATATCTATAAATATATTTAAAAATGGAAAATGAAATTTTCAAATATATAATTGCAAATCAGTCGAAATGGCAGGAACTTTATATGGAACAAAAAAGACAAGAACATGAAAAAAAACGCCTGAATTATATGAAAGAATACAATAAAACATATGTTAGACCAAGCAAGGCTAAAAAAGATAAATCATATTATATTTTAGGTTAATTACTTTAGCTTTATATAAGTATCAGCCATATTTTTAGAACTACCCATCGCAGTCATATCAGCAGCCAACTTTTTAGATTCCTCACTGGTCTTAGCATATTTATCGGTCAAATAAGTGTGACGCATAGCATTAACCGAGATTTTCTTTCCAAATATTTTATTCATTCGTTGATTCAATTTTACTGATGATAATTGATTCATGTTTTGGTCAAATAATAAATACTCCGTTGGATTAACTTTAATCCATTTTGTTAGTATGCTTTTAAGTTCCTTAGGCATATCTAAAGTTTGTTGTCCATAAGTCTTTGCAGTCTTGTATGAATTGAACACCATTTTATTTTTATCTAAAAAATTGTCTTTGGATTTATCTACACCTTTAATTTTAAAATCAACAAAATCCTTAGACCGTCTTGGTGGTACATAAATTCCTCCTAAAAGAGACATTATAATATAATTCTGTATTTGTTGCAAATCAGATGGCGTAAGAGATTTCTTTTTATAAAGTGCATCAGCATTTGTTTTTAATTCTGAGTATATTTCTTGTATGCCATCGCCTGTAATCCAGTTTTCTTTTTGCGTATCGGTTTTAGTCTGTGTCTCAACTGTTTTATTGTAATCGCGGACATCGTCCATCATCAAGTCTCTATAAGGTTTTTCATTTGTAATAACGACTAATGCACTTAATATCGTCTTTCTTTTATTGGGTGGCATATCTTTTAGATGCTCTAACACTGGAGATGTCTTTTCAAATTTATTTAAATTATATTCAGTGTCGTCAAAAACTTTCTTGTATAAGTTTTTCAATATAGATGCATAAGTATTAACCGATGATTTACTTAAAGTAGGTCTCTTTTCAGAAATAAAATCTTTTATTTTTTCCATTATATAATATTAAACAGAAAATATTTCTTAATATTTAATTATAATCTAATATTTTAAACAGAAAATTAATATATTAAACAGAATTATATGATTTTTCAGTTAATTTTTGATTAATATTGTATAACATATTAAAAAAATTAATTTTTTTAATCTATTATAACGATTTTTCATAAGATTAATTAATTATTAATCTTAATTAATAAATAATTCTGTATAAAGGATTAACTTTCATTTAATAATTTTTCATTTATATGATTTTTATTATGTCTTGCTATATTTCGTTTTGAGATAAATGATTTACAAATATCACATTGAACTTTTATATTTCTTTTATTAGAATGTTCCTTATATTTTTCAGGGTGTCTTTGTTTATATAATTCATTATCTTTTTTTTGTCTTTGTCTCAATACTGATAATGTTAATTTTGGATTTCTACAATTTATACATTCGTTATTCTCATAATAATATTGTTCTCTATCAAGTAATAAATTATTATCATCAACATTTTCTAATACATTCATTACATAATTATTGTTTTCTAAAATATCAAAAGAACTAACATAAGAATGTTTATTTTTTAAATATGCATTATAATGTCCTTGATGAGTTTGTAATCGTAATTCTTTTGTAAGTTTACTTGAACCAATATATCGTTTACCTGTATTTAAGCATAATAATTCATATATAATACCCATTTAATAATTATATAAAAATCTTTTTAAGTTCTTTTGCTTCATTATTTCTTTCCTCGTTTTTCACGCATTTTTCGCATATATTCTCGTGCCTCCTCAGACCCTTTTACAAAACGACCTTTTCTTGGAATACCTGTACCTGCTGCCTTGCTCACCTCTTTGGCTGCCATTGCTCCAGCTTTTGCTCCAACTGCAGAGGCAGCCATTCCTGCAACTGGATTTCCACCTGTTGCTGCCGTTGCTGCCAAACCAGCTAATCCTGATGTTACTGCTGGAATACCATAAGTCACTAGGTCAGACGCTAAACCTCCTTTCTTTGATGTAACATAATCTACTACTTTGTCACTGCCTGATACTGCAAGTTTCTCTGCTGGTTTAACTGCTTTTCTAACAGCTTTTTTTATTGCTTTACCAACATTTAGTTTGCCACCTGACATATCCTCCATTTTGCATTTACACATTTTACATATTGAACCGCCAGTGAGTTCTTGTTCAACTAACACTTGGGGTGGAATTGCTCCTTTACCTTTCATAGATTTACGAGAGATTTTATTTTTCTTATAAACAAGAATTAAAGAAATTCCTGCATCTCCTAATTCTTTTGTTCTATATTCTGTAAATCCATCAGATTCTACTTTATCCGGTTCTATTTGTCTAAATCTTAATTGAGTGTCTGTCTTATCTACCTTTGGGGATTTATATTGATTTTCTTTTAAAAATTTCTTTGCTTTTGGCGTAGTCCATTTATCCTTTGAAAATACAACACTTTGAACAACATAATTAGCAACACCAGCTCCTTCTGTAATTACATTCACCTTTGCTCCTAAATCTGTTATTGCATTTGTTAGTTTGGCTAAATAAGGTAGATCTTTAAACAATTGTTGGGTATCTTGTTTAATAAATGTCAAATCAGTTTTATCTCCAATATTATTAGCTCTAAATATGTTTAATAAAAAATCTTGACAGTTTTTATCAATTGCGGAATAGCGAAAAAAATTCTCAGTTCCCATAGCTTCTTTAGTTTTATCAAGCATTTCTTGAATTGTTAAATTTTGAGGTAAATTGTTTGTAACTTCCTTTATTTCAGTTTTATCTCTTTTTTTAGGGTTCATTTCTATTACGATAACCTCATTTTTCTCAACAGAGAATCGTTTCCCTGATTGAGTTTTTATTTCTAAAAATAAATGAAATAATTGGTCAAAAGACTTGTCCATGCGTTTCCCAAATTTACCCAATGAAAATAAAGACAATGCACCTGTTAATAATCCTGAAACAGGGGTTCTCATTAAAGTTAATCCACTTATAACTTCATTACCATATTCCTTTAATATTTTTCTAACTTTTGGTGGATAATCCTCCCGTCCATACACGACAGCCTTAACATATTTTTTTGTTTTATCAATTGACTCTTGTGCTAAATCCTCTCCTTTTGATACAACATCTCTAACATCTTTTAAAGCGGATTTAGTTGCTTTTTTGACTCCTTTTTTGATGTCCTTAATAATCCCGGTTCCCTCTAAAGTTGGTTTAATTTCTGCAATATTCAAAGTAATGTTTTGTTTTTGTTTCTTTGGCATTATAATATATATAAACAAATATTTTTTGTTAGTTTATTTATTTAAAAAATTGATTTAAAGATAAGATTGTATATGATCGTATAAGATGCCTAAACACGCAATGGATTATTCTAATACTATTATCTATAAAATTGTCTGTAATGATCTTAATATTACTGAATGTTATGTAGGTCATACAACTAATTTTATTCAAAGAAAATATTCACATAAAAAAAATTGCATTAATAACAATAATAATCAACCTAATTTTAAAATTTATCAGTTTATAAGAGCCAATGGAGGATGGAACAATTGGTCTATGATTGAGGTTGAAAAATATCCTTGTAATGATTTTAATGAAGCATCAACAAGAGAAAGATACTGGTATGAACAATTAAATGCAAATTTAAATACTCAAATTCCATTAAGAACGCAAAAGGAATATTGTGAAACTAACAAGGAACAAATTTTAGAATATCAAAAAGAATATTATGAAACTAATAAGGAACAACTATTAGAAAAACAAAAAGAATATTATGAAACTAACAAGAAACAAATAAAAGAATATAAAAAAGAATATTATGAAACTAACAAAGAACAAATTATAGAACAACGAAAAGAATATAACCAACAATATCGTGAGACAAATAGAGAGCAAATCAATGAAAAAGCAAATCAAAAAATAAATTGTGAATGTGGCGGTAAATATACTCAATCAAATAAATTAAGACATCTTAATTCTAAAAAGCATAATAATTATCTTAATTCCAAAGAAGATGAATGCTAAGATTATTAGGACTATACTTATCTGCTTTCCAATTACCCTTTATGTTAGTTGCTCTTGCTAAATAGCGTCGTCGTCTATCTTTATCTTGATGCTTTGTAAAATCCTCCATTGGTGGTTTAAATTGTCCAAAGTGGATAAATTTTTCATCAGGATTTTGTACCATGTATTTCTTAGTTGGTCTAGTAGAAACATATACTTTAATGTCATTTCCTAAATATTTTTTTGCATTGTTCATAACAATTGCTGGGTCACTATATTGTAATAGTTCATCATACTTATCCATTATTATTATATAATTAAGTTAGATTATATAATAAGTTATAACCGTTGGCTTTCCTCAGGTTTTACTCCTGCATCTAATTCGGCTTGTTCTGCCTTTACCTCCATTTCTATATCTCGTTCAATATGTATTAAATCGCAACAGAGCCCTACTTCTGAACACTTTGATTTAAAAGCGTATCGTATACAAATTCCTAAAACACCAGCTACCAAAGTTGAAATCCCATATAAAGTTACATTATCTATCATTTATTATATGTTAAGAAAATTAGGAACGGTGCTTTGCTTAAGCTAATTTAATAGCACTAAAGTTTCGCAATTGACTATCAGCGGTATAAGTAATTGTATTCGGTAAAATATAAGCATACATATAAAGTGTAAGAGTAACACTTGAAGCAGTAACATAAACATATGATAAAGTAGGAACATTAACTTTTGCCGTAACGGTATTGCCTCCATTTTGGTTAAGTTCTTGTTTCCAAAATATAGATGCAAGATTTCCAGTGCTTAAAGCAAGTTGTATATTAGAATTAGTAACAGTATTTGCACTTGGAGTAATTCCATAGGATGCGGTGATAAACCAAGTTCCACTACTCGGCAAAGCAAGTGTTCCCATTGTATTCCAACCAGCTGTATTTAAAGATAATGCTCCACCAGAAGCCACAGCCCAAGTAGGATTATTAACAAAAGTTATTGAACTACTTGGTGTTCCTAATGTTAGAAGACCAGTTGCGTCACTAATCGGCACTTGTCCTGCTGTTCCTGATGGATATTTTATTTTAGTTGCTGATAAAACACCTGTAGATGGGA